TCTTCTTCGATCTGGAACCACTGGGTCCAGGGCGTGCCCCAGTCCTGGTGTTCGAGGCGAGCGCGGCAGGGCTCGAGGTAGTGGTTCAGATCGCCGACGATGCGCAGCGCAGGGCCGCCGGTGGTGAGCAGGATCTGAAACTCGTCGGGCTCGAGCGCTCCTGTTGAGCAGGGGTCTTGCCATTCGCTGCAGCGGACGCCGACGTTGAGCATTTCGCCCCGCATGGCTTCCTCGATTGCCTCCGCTACGTCGTCGTGGTTGGTGCCGTCGTAGCCGTGCTCCTTGAGGCACGCCTTGGCTTCCCGTGAGAGGTGGCGGCCTTCTCCTTCTTCCGCGCAGAACTGGTGGGCCTCGTAGGCCGCGGCGATGGCCTCCGCGTGCCCCTGGGCGTTCTGTTCGGCGTGGCTGAGTTCGGTGGTGTTCATGGGTGGGTGGTGGTGGTTGGTCGAGGGGTGAGCCCCTCAGGGAGCCGCCGCAGCAGCTCCGGGAGAGGGTCAAGGGCCGGGCCATTCAGCGGGCATCGCACGCCCGCGGATCAGCCCCGGTTCCGGCCGGTCAGGCGCACCTGGCGCCAGTGGCGTCGTCAGCCAGCCCAGGGCCAGCCCCAGGGCCAGCCCATAAACCGCCAGTGATGCGGCGCCCATCAGTAGCCGAGCCAGGCCAGCAGCGCCTCGGCGTTGCGCTCGTCCAGGTGAACAGCGCTCACCCCGTGGTCGTCCGCATACACGTCGCCCAGGGTGAACCCGTGCTCGCCCAGTAGTTGCACCGCATCGGCGCGGCTCAGGTTGCCGTTGCCGTCCGCATAGGACAGCACCGACTCCTCGTAGGTATTCATCGGTCTAGGTGCAGTGGTGGTTGGTCAGATCGCCGCGGCCCTGGCGCAGTGCGCTACAGCCCCGCAGTGGTCCTGCTGCCATCCTGCACGATCTCTCCGGGGGCGTGGTGGGCAGCTGTGGGGCGTACCTGCCAACCTGTAATAAGTCTTCACACTTGCCCTTGGCGCAGCCTACCGGGCGCAGGCCAGCGGTGCAACGACCCACACCCCACCAGGCTCTAGACAGCCCGCCAGCCAGCCCCAGCGGATGTGCAATCCGCTGAGAACCCAGCCGCCAGCAGCCCCAGACCCCAGCAGGCTGCAGGCCGGCTGCATCCAGGCCCGCAGGGCCCAGCAGCCACAGGCAGAAAAGGCAGGGGGTGCAGGGGGGAGCTGCGGCTCGCACGTACTGGGCACCCCACCACATCACGCGACCCAAAAATCGACCCCCCTGCCGAACCGAATTGAGCCAGGGTCAATACGGGGGTGTAGTGGGGCTTGGGTTGGGTTGATGTTGGGAGTGTGCCCACCCCGGTGGAGGACGTCGGGGGCGGAGCGGAGTGCGGACGGTGTTGCGTGGAGAGGGAGACGTCTGGAGGCGGGGTGGGAGGGCTGCGCCGGATGTTTCTGGAGATCTCTTCCTACCTACCAGTAGAGATATCCAGAGGAAATCTGAAATGGGGCAGTGGTGGAGCGGAGTTCTACGGGGGCGAGTAGTAAGCCTTTATGATTTGAGTGCATGAGATCCCTTCCGGCAACAGGGGTCGGATCCTGAAGCCGGTGTTAAGGGGATCACGCCAGTGTTATGCGCCACTGACTCCATGAACCCTATCGAATCTGACGGCGAGGATTACGTCATGCTCCACAGGCAAGGTCGAGAGGCTTGCGCGGAGCTGCTGAAGGAGCGGAAGTTGCTCCCCCGCGATCTGGCGGTGCTATGGGGGCTGACCATCCATCTGCACTGGCGTAGTGGCCGGGTGAAGGTCACGGCCAAGTGCCTGGCGGAACAGCTGGGGATGCGGATCCAGGACGTCACCAACTCGTTGAAGCGGTTGCGGGACAACTTGGTGATCAGCAAGGCCTACGACCAGACCACTGGGGAGAGCTACTTCCTGTTCAACCCCTGGTACGTCTCTGTCGGCGGGGCAAAACGCCGCGGCCACATCCACCGTCAGTTCACGGATTCACTGGAGTGAGCCAAGCAAGGCCGATAGCCTGAAGTGAATTGCTCTACACCCGTGTATCTGACGAATACAGATCGGGAGCGCCTTGGTCTTATTGGGTACGGCTCTGATGTTCCTGCTGACGTGGTTGCCGACGCTGAGGCGGCACTGGCGGCGTCTTGTGGAGGTGCTTGTCCTGCCCCAACGGCGAAGACCACGAAGCGGGCGCGCAACAAGGCGGGCGAATACGTCGGTGATGACCCGGAGACAGCAGAAGTGAACGAGGCCTATGTGGCTGGCTAAGGTCGTGCTGCGAGTCCGGGTGGTACCGGGGCGTACACCGAGATTGAGACTTGACGCCTGGCGTCGATCTCAGTGTTTCGGTGGTTGGTCGGAGACCCCTTCTGCCCTTGCGGTAGGAGGGGTTTCCCTTTGAGCTGGACGCCGATCCCGCCGGAATTAGGCGTTGGCCGGTTCCCGTACTTCTTCTGCTACATCCTGCGGGAGCTGGGCTTGGCGGAGGTGCCAACCAAGCAGCAGCTGCGGATCTGTGATTGGCAGGAAAACGGTCCGTCTCGTCAGATCACCGTTGGCTTCCGCGGTGTGGCGAAGAGCACGATCGCCGCGGCCAGGGCATTGCATCGCCTGCGGATTGATCCGTTCAACGAGAAGGTGCTGATCCCGGGTTCAACAGCGGAGAAGGCGCTGGAGATCACCACGTTCATGGCGCGTTGCATCCGCGACATCGACATCCTGCGGTGCCTGGAGCCACGCAATGACGGGCGGAGCAGCACCAGGGCGTTTGATGTGGGCCCTGCGGTGGTGGATCAGAGCCCGAGTGTCCGCGCTGTGGGAATACTGTCGCCGTCATTGACCGGAAAGCGCTGCACGATTGCCATCCCGGACGACATTGAGACGCTGAACAACTCGATCACGCCGCTGAAGCAGGAGCGTTTGGCCGCGGCCGTGACCGAATTGGAGGCAATCCTCAAACCGGATGAGGGCCAGGAGCTGCCGCGGATGATTCAGTTCCTGGGTACGCCTCACCTGGAGACGTCGCTGTACCTGCGGCTGGTGCGAGAGCGGAATTATTCGATCCGCTACTGGCCAGCGCGGTATCCAGACCCCAATGACGCGGACCAGTGGGACTGCTACGAGGGGAATATCGACCCAGTGATGGCGGCTGAGGTCGAGGAAGACCCGTCATTGGTGGGTCAACCGACTGATCCAGAGCGTTTTGGGCACGAGGAGCTGCTGGGCCGCGAGATGCGGATGACCAGAGCGTCAGTGCAGCTGCAGTTCCAGCTGAACTGCCGCCTGTCGACGCTGGATCGCTACCCGATCCGACTGGGTGACCTGATCGTGCTGCCGCTGGACGGCAAAGCACTGCCGGAGGTGGTGGCGTGGTCGTCGGGGACGGAGTATCGGATCCAATCCATCCCGTGTGTGGGCCTTGGCGCAGACCGCTACTACCACTCGCCGGCCGTGATTCAGGGCTGGCTGCCCCAGGAAGAGGCCTGGCGTTGCGTGCTGGCCATTGACCCGTCCGGCCGCGGCAGTGACGAGCTGGCGTGGGCTGTGGTGGCGGAGCTGAACGGCAACCTGTTTGTGCTTGAGAGCGGCGGTACAACGCGCGGTTACGAAGAGGAGGTGCTGGTTCACCTGGCGAACATCGCCAAGCGGTGGAAGGTGAACTACGTCATCCCGGAGCCGAACTACGGCGACGGCATGTTTGCGGCGTTGCTGAAGCCGGTGATGCTGCGGATCTGGCCCTGCACGGTCGAGGAGCCGCCCAGGAGCGCTGGGCAGAAGGAGAAGCGGATCGTTGACGTGCTCGGGCCGCTGAGTCAGCAGCACCGGCTGGTGTTCAACAGCGAGCTGGTGCAAAAGGACTGGACTGGGGCTGAACGCGACCCGGATACAGGCCACCAGCGGTCCTTGATGTACCAGCTAAGCCGCATCACAGCGGATCGGGGCTGCCTCACCTACTACGACCGCATCGATGCCCTGGCAATCGGCTGCGCATGGTTCGTGGAGGCCGCCGCTCAGGACCAGAAGAAGGCGCAACAGCAGCGCGCTGATGAGATTGAAGAGTGGTCCAGACAGGCGTGGATGGATGAGACGGGGGCCAGCGTCGATGCACTGGCCCTGGGTTTCCGTCCGATGGCCCGCAGCGCCGCTTACGGCGGCGTCAGGCGGCGCTAGGGGGCGCTGGGGGGCGAATCGGGACGACTTTGACCTTCTGCTCGAGCTCAGCGAAGTTGAGCTTGCCGGACATGCGTGCCAGATCAGCCGTTGGCGTTTCTGGCATGGCTGCAGCGGTGATGGCGTTCTGCTTCAGGAGCTGCAGGGCCTCACGGCGGGCGTTTTTGTCGCCATTGCGGAGGTCATCAAGGATTCCATGCGCTACTTCAGCGTGGATGTCCTCCAAGACCTCTCGGAGATCGTGGTTTGCCACGTTTACATGGGTGGAGAGCTCTCTCCATCATGCCGATAGAGGACATCCAGTTCACTGATGAGCGATGGCTGCAGTTCTGGGAGCACTACAAGGGTCTTGAACATCAGCGGAGGTCTGTGATCAGGCTTGGTCAACAGATCAAACAGGCTGATCCAGGGCTGTTGAGCGAGTCATCGGAGTGGGCGCAGGAATGGAAGCAGCCTCAGACGGCTGCATTGCTGCGTAACCCGCTGAACGTGCGGTGGCAGAGCCAGCTGGACAACAAATCTGGGGCTGGATACCGCGAATGTTTCAGCTCCAGCTGCGCCATGTTGGCGATGTACTGGGGCAAGGTGGTCGGCGACGATACCTATAACGTCATCCGCCAGAAATACGGCGACACGACCTCTGCAGAGGCGCAGTTGAAGGCGCTGCGGTCGCTTGGATTGCAGGCTGACTTCCACACCGATGGCCGTCCAGCGGCCCTGGAGCGGGAGATCGATGCGGGGCGGCCTGTAGCGGTCGGCTGGCTGCACAAAGGCCCTGTATCGGCCCCCAGCGGCGGCGGGCATTGGTCTGTGGTCATTGGCTACACGGATGCGGCCTGGATACAGAACGATCCGAACGGGGAGGCCTTCCTGGTGGGTGGCGGCTATGCCGACAACACCAAGGGTGGCGGGGTGGTTTACAGCCGCAAGAACTGGAATCCGCGCTGGATGCCGGGTGGCAGCGGTGGCTGGTATCTCACCTGCCGGCCATGAGGCGCGAACGACTGCATCTCAGCCATACGACAACGGTTGAGACAGGAAAGGACTGGAACGGACGTTTTTTCATC